ATATTATAGTAAGCTATTACTAATAATCTTGATTCTTAAAAATTCATTTAATGCGGTCTAAATACGATGCGGTTTTCGCTCTTTCTTTGGTTTTTGAGTGAGTTTAATTACTGTCCAAATTGCAACGATAAAACCAAGTCCTAACATTGCTCCTGTCAGGAATTTATCGAATAGCATTAGCCAATGAATTTTTAATGGAAAAATAAAACAACTATTCATCGCATTATCCCTCTTTAGCTGTTAATACAAAATCTTTCGTTCCAATAATATTTTCTAAATCATCAACTGATTCTTTGAACCATTTGATAGCTTGCTCAATAATTCCGCCTTCTTCACTAGAAATCATTGCAGAACCAAAAGCTTTCATCATGAGAAAAAACTCATTTAAACTTTACTTACAAATAGATAGTAATGATTTTCTTTTGGAACAAAACTGTTCGTGAAATTTATCCAGTAAATGAAAGCCACCCGAAGGTGGCTCTCTCTGAGTAGGGCAACTCAATTAATTATAAGCACAATAATAAAGTAAGTGCTTACTAATAATATAGCCCCAAATAAAAATTATTGCGGGAGACTTGAAGGGGTGAAGTATGCATTAAAACCACTTTCCGAACTGTTCCAGTTAAAGACACGATCATTATCCATATTTCGTAACATTGAACGGGCCAATGCGTCTGAACATACGGCAACTCGACGTTTTAAATTGGTCACATTTCTTGGGATATAAAACATCGGTACTTCGTTTACTCGTTCATCATTAATCAGACCCAAAATAAGCGAATTTAGATGTTCAATAAACCCTAAAGCGGCGGGTGCAGATTTTTCATCCTCTTTAAGTTCGATGCCCGGCTGAACCAGCAAGATGCCGATACAGTGATCTCGTGCTACCTGCGCACAGCGGTCGATATAGCGCATAAGACGCTTAGACTGTTCCTCAGTAATATCAGGTCCAGCATGTATCAACGCATATGCCATAAGATCAATAGGGGAGCGATCCGCTACTGCATCGATGTGGTAATTGGCTTCATAAATGTCATTCAGGCGCTCAATGAGGTGTTCCTGAACTTTCATTCGCTCATCAAAGCTATAGCTCTGATTAGCTGAATTAAAGCCAATTTCCTTTTGCAATCTAGTAATCGACATAGGGATAAATTTTGCCCCTGAAACTCTGGCAAATTCTTGAGCCAAAGTAGTCTTGCCGGTTCTATGACTGCCACATAATGCAAAAATCATGCTTCCACCTTATCCGCACGAGCTTGGGCTTGCTCATTTGAATAAGTGCCTTTGCTATAGCGCTTACCCAATTTTGCCATATTCGCCGCAATCGTTTCCTCACGGCTTACCCCGATGATTTGGCGAATACGTTCCATGTAGAACTCTAAATCACCAAGTTCTTCAATCACGTTTTCACGATCTAGCGGTTTGCCGTAAATTGCATGTTTCTTGATTGCGTCAAGAAGTTCACCAGATTCACCTGAAACACCGACACCCATGTGAAGTAAATCGGCTTGCTCTGGTGTCATATCATTCAGGATGTCCTGACCTTTTTTCACCAAAGCCGTGACCATTTCGCTAAAAATGATTTGATCAGCCAACTTTGTTCTCCAAGTTAGTTACACGCGAATTCAAGCTATTGATTGAATTGCCTTGAGTGACATTCACTCCTTCTGCATTATTCATGCGGCTTGTCAAAGTTGAAATTGAGGTGCTTTGACTAGCGTTAGTGTTTTCAACATTTGTAACGCGATTAGCAAGAGTATTAACGGAAGCAACATCAGCCTTTTGAGTCAATTGGCTCTTAAGGTTGTTAATTTCCATTTCGATCTGTTCGTTAGTCATAGTCATGTGCTATCTCCTGTTAATGACATAGACGGTTTAGACTTTTATTTTCTTTTTGACCTCAAGGCCTTCATTACCTGCGGCTTGATAAGCTGCGGTCAAATGCTCAATTGCGGCATCAATGTGGCGATTAAATTCAGGATTGATGCGCTCTAGGTAATACTGATGCCTAGTCAGGTGGTCATTCACCATGCTTAAAAGGACATAAGATGTATGTAATGCCTCATGTCTGAACCACTTAGGATTTACCTTCGTTTTACTCATTACCCGTTCATCTCCTGAAAGACTTCCGTTAATGCTTTTCGTGTTTTGATAGCGCGCGCAATTTCGACATTGTTATCTTCAATGCGAGTTGTAGCGGATCGAATTAATTCATTTTGAACATCGTTGTCCTCTAACAGGCGCTCTTCTAAATCGAAAAGCTCACTCAGCTTTTGCTCAAGATCAGCCGTGATATGGCGAACTGTTTTAGGCTTGACTTGGCCCATGCCAACTTTTTCTTCAAGATGTTCGGTAGCTTTACTTTGTCCGATTCCAAAAATATTCATGACTTACTCCTTGTTTTTCGATAAGAAGATTTCTGCTTCAATGAATTTGCGATGTTGTAACCAGCCTTTTAGATTTCCGTGCATTGTTGGGTTGGCATACTTTTCCGTGCGGTGATCAAAGCTGTCAGGTGTTGCTTGGTGCTCAAAAGGTGAAGCATGCAAAGGTTCAGCTCCGACCAAGCGTTCGCAAAGTTTTAAATCTTCACCAACATTTGATTTATTGCCGTAATGGTTCATGAAAGAGACGCGGCAACAACGGGCACCAGATACCTTTTTTAATACCTCGATTTTGTGCTGCTTCCGTTCCTCGTCTGTGATATATGGCAAGTGCCATTCACCAAATTTGAGCTTTTTAGGTGTTGAAGTACGCATTGCTTTTTCAATGAGATAAGCAACAGCGAAGATTTCGAACTGTGCGTCCTCATGGATACGGAGATCGAAAAAGTTATCCATTTCCGTAGAGCTAAGAACCACATGCATAAATTGCCAAGGCATCAATAAGCGGTTGGCCGTTTGCTTGTGCAGTCCTAATTTCATTAAGGACCATACAACACCGCACATCAGGCGACCTGACCATTTCCATGCAAATCGGCACAAGCGAATCTTGCGTTTTGAAAACTGTTCATTCGCTTGCATGCCAGCCTTGTTTTTGCCCCAAAAGATTGGATATGCCGGATTGTTCCAGACTTGCTGAATGATCTTTGAAATAGGAATGGCGCGGTTAGATGCGGCATTACGGCTGAATACACGATGAGTCATCATTTCGGCATGTATTGGTAACCAATACATAAGCTCAAAGGTGACAAGGCGATCGCCGTATTCATTGATGCTGTCTGCCAAGATTTTTACTTTGATTTGACCTTCCTCAATTGCTTTATCAATGAGGTGTACGAGGTCGAAATTAGTAATTTGCAATTTAGTTCCTCCTTACCAAACCAAAGCACCGCCAACTTTGTAGTCAGTGACGCGGGTTTCGAAGAAGTTCTTTTCTGACGTATTAGGTTTAGAGAACTGCTCAACCCAAGGGAATGGATTTTTTACGCCTGGATATGGCACAAACGGCGCTTGAATTTGTTCAGCACGGAGGTTTGCAAGATGCTTGATGTAATCCTCAATAGCTTTAGGATTCGTTACGCCTTTAGTAATGTATTTCCCCCAACTGATTTCCATTTCTGATGAAGTCAGGAACACTTCAAGAGCTTTATTCCAGAAGGATTGGGTAAAGACGTCTTTATTTTCGTGACGAAGGGTGTCTAGCATATGTGCGAACAAATCTAGGTGCGTTCCTTCTTCATCACGTTGGATATAGCGAATCATGTCGGCTGAACCTAACATTTCACCCTTATCGGCAAGCAGATAGAACGAAAGGAAACCTGAGAAGAAATAAACACCTTCAAGCAAGACGTTTGATACACATGAAAGGGCAAAACCTTCAGCCGAGAATTTTTCACCGAGTAATCGCGACTGTTTGAGAATGAACTGGTTTTTTTGAGCCAATAACCCATCACGTTCAAATGTCATGTAAACGCTCATTGGATCAAGACTGACTGTCTCAATGATCGTGGCGTATGATTTGACGTGTAGCGCTTCTTCCCATGCTTGACGTGACAAACACATGGAAACTTCCGGAGAGGTTACGTGTTTTGCAATATTCTGGTTGATGTTGTTGAATTGAATGCCGTCTAGGTTTGACAAGAAAGCTAATGCTTTATCAAACATGAAACGATCTGCGGCATTTAAGCGGTTATAACTGGCAACATCATCTGCCATATTTACGACATGCGGAAACCACGTATTATTTTCCATGCGGTCGAGAATGCCTTTTGCCCATGTATGCTTCATCGGGCTAATTGCCATTAGGTCATCCTTGGGACCTAAAATTAGACGTCGGTCATTAATACGATTTGCGTAAGTCATAATTTCTTTAATACTCACAAATAAAATAGGGATGAACTTTTCATCCCTATAATTATAGTAAGCGCTTACTAATATTTGCGCCTAAATTAAAAAAGTTTTACTGGCAGCTTTCACAATCTGGATCGAGAATTGAACACATCTTTGGTGCGCTTTCAGTTGGTTCTGAAAGTTTGCCTAAAGCTGCGTTAGCTAATTCCGCAATAACTTTGGTTCGCATTGAAGCGCTCTTCTCTGCATCAGATTGATTGCGTAAGTAGTAAGTGGTTTTCAAGCCAAGTTTTTTAGCTGTTGTATACCACAAATCTAAATCACGACCAGTTGTACCTTGTTTTGCAAAGAGGTTAGTTGATTGAGACTGGTCAATCCACTTTTGACGAACTGCGGCTGCCTTAATGATGTAGAGTTGGTCGACATAATACGATTCTTTGAGCAAGTGATATTTGTCACCGACATGAGCAATTGCAGGATCGACGACTTGGTAAGTACCACCTAGGTTAGACTTGAAGTATTCAAGCAAGAACGGCGGTTCTGTGCATTGAGTTGTTCCTGCAATATTCGAAATCGTTGCAGTCGGCGCAATCGCCATAACGTTCGAGTTACGCATCCCTTTTTTGACTTTTTCACGTAAAGCCTCCCAGTCGAATCGACGAGGTTGATCAAAGAATGGTTTGCCGTCTTCCATCAATTTGGCGTTATCGATTGGCAAGATACCTTTAGACCAGTTAGAACCTTCAAATGATGGATATGAACCGCGTTCTTGAGCCAAGTCTGCTGAAGCCTCGATAGCAAAGTAAGAAATTGCCTCAAACAATGCGTCAGCTTGCTTTAAGTGTTCTTCGCTTTCGAAATCCACACCTTGTTTTACCAGCCATTCGTAATAACCCATCACACCCAAGCCGATAGGGCGGTGTTTGAAGTTAGAGTTGGATGCGCGGTCGCTAGGGTAGTAATTCACGTCAATTACAGAATCCAAATTACGAATAGCCAAGCGGATAACTTCACGTAATCTTTCTAAAGGATTTGGAGCTGACATTACTTGTGAAAGGTTAATAGAACCTAAATTGCATACCGCTGTTTCGTCTTTAGATGTATTTAACGTAATTTCAGTACACAAGTTACTGTGATGAATAACGCCTGCATGTTGTTGAGGATTACGGCGGTTACATTCATCTTTGTAAGTGATCCAAGGATGACCTGTTTCAAATAAATTGGTCAACAAATGGCGCCATACCTGAATAGCCGGAAGTTGGAAATCATATTCACCAGCGGCTTCTAGTTCTTCATAGCGTTTAACGAAATCTTCGCCGTAAAGTTCATGCAATTCAGGGAAGCGTTTAGGCGAGAAGAAAGACCACATGGCATTTGGATCTTCTTTGCGTTCGATCAAGAGATCAGGAACCCAAGCGGCAGGGAATACGTCATGAGCACGGCGGCGGTCGTCACCAGATTCTCTTTTAAGCTCACAAAACGCCATAAAGTCTGGATGCCAAGCTTCTAAGTATGGGGCAACCGAACCCTTACGTTTACCGCCTTGGTTTACGGCAACTGCGGTATTGTTCTGGACCTTGATATATGGAACTACACCACTTGAAATACCATTGGTTCCAAAAATTAATTCATTTTCACCGCGTACTGGCGTCCAGTCTGTACCAATACCGCCCGCAAACTTAGAAAGTAACGCCGTTTCTTCAATTGCTCCAAAAATAGAAGCAAAGCGGTTATCACCTTCATCAGCAGCAATGGTGTCTGAGACTTGGTTCAGGTAACAGCTTGATAACTGAGGATGTAACGTACCAGCATTAAATAGGGTTGGGGTAGAGGAGACGTATTCTAATTTCGAATAAAGCTCATAATAAGCCAGCGCTACAGAAGTACGGATTTCAGGTTTTTCTTTTAAGGCAACACCCATTGCTACACGCATCCAGAAATGCTGTGGCAATTCGATAATATTACCCGACATATTGCCTGTTTCTTTCTCTAGGCGAATATCGCGATTGGCACGAATAAAGTAACGGTCGGCTAATGTATCAAGCCCTAAGTAGTGGAATGATAAGTCCCGCTCAGGCTTGATAGCGGCATTAATGCGCTCAAGGTCATAGTTTAAAAGTTCAGGGTCCAGCAGTTTTAAAGAAACGCCTTTTTCTAAATAATCTTTGATATGAGGATACTGAAAGCCACCACCGCTGACTTTGCCGTTTACACCGCATACGGTTTTATATAAATCTAACAGCAATAAACGCGCAGACACCAAAGATGCATCAGCTTTGGTTGCAGACACTAACTTAGCAGCGCCTTTAATTAATGCCTGTTGAATGTCACTGGTTTTGATACCGTCATAAATTAGTAAAATTGCCTTATCAATCACTTCTTGCGATTCGACCGACGTTCCATCTACAGCCCAGTTGACTGCTTTTTCAATTTTTGATGGTGAAAAAGGTTCTGTCGCGCCATTTCGCTTGGTTACGTTCATATCGTTTCCTTAGTTAGTGAATTACCACTCAACGATGCCGTTTAGTGGGGTTTTTGGTTTAGAAGATTTCTCTTCTTTTGGTTCTAAATTCGTGTCTTGCTTTGCTTGTGGTTTTTTCGCAATGTCTGAGTGATCAGTGTATTCATTTGCATAAAACTTATTGATTACACGCTTCTTCATTGCGTCAGCCACCTTGTTGATCTCTGCTTCTATCCTCGCTTTCTCTGCGGCTTTTCTGATAGTTAGCAAAATATCTTCGCGCGATGAGTCTTTGAATTGTTCACGCTGTATTTCGGTATTAATTCGGCGAGCATGTTCAGCAACCTTGTTCCAGTTTATGCCCTGCATTGCTTCCTTCGTAGCTCTCGCCATCCCCTCTAAACTAGAAAAATCTTTGCTCATGTGAACCTCGAAAGATCATAAGCGCTTACTCATGCAATTATAGTAAGCGCTTACTAATAATTAAATGCAAAATTTAAATTTTTTCTGCACGAGTAGCTAAAAATGCATTCCGCATCATGCCAGCAGAAAATCTAAATTCATCGGTATTAATGCCAGCCTTGATCGCAAATGTCGCGTCAGCCAAATGCTCATTACTTTCTTTCAATACCATTTCCCCATTTCGCTTGTGCATTAGCCACTTGGCTTCTGGATGTTCTGTAAAGGCAGCTTCAATCATTTCGTGCTTGGTGGCTGTTTTAATGCCCGTACCGGCGAGTTTTACTTCAAACGGGGTTAATTGAATCATCGGCACTGGACAAGCTGACAAAATACCGATGCAAATTCCATAAGAAGACATGGCTCTTGCGGTTTGTGATCCAGTTGGTATCTCTACGAAAGCAAATGTCACCTTATGTTTGTTGATCATATGCATCATGCCGTCATGCAGGATTTTGGCACGTCTTAGATCATCCGAGTTCTTACGTACAGTCTTTTTGGTTTCCTTGCTGCTTTCGGTTTGGGCCAACATCATGTCCTTAATTTCGAAAGGATAGTCATCGTTTGAAATGTCGATTTCAGCAACGACTAATCCGAAGTTTCTTAAAGATGGATCGATTCCGATGGCTTTAATTTTCATACAAACTCCCAAGTCTGATATGTTCCGACGTTTTCGAATAAATTAATTAAATAAATAATTAAAATATTCTCGGTTAAAGATATTTATATATTCGTTAGTGACGGAATTACCCATGTCACCCAAGTTGCGGCTTACCATGATTCAATACCACGGTTTGCATACGCTCTTTTAAATTCCTCTCTGCGTTTTATCTCGGCGTATTTGTCCATGATCAGGTTAATTGACACGATGGCATTGACGAGATCATTGGAGTCCGTATCAATCTTCCGCAGAATTAGTTCCTGGTAATCTTCCGAATCTAGGATGTAATCATCTTCGGTTTCTCGATAGGAAAAGAACCGGACTAGGAATTCCAAGACTGCACGCTGAACGTTGGCTGAATTATTTGATTGTGTTTGCGGTAGCGGGTCTAAAAAATGATGGGTAATGTTCCTATCCGTTAAATCGAGTTGCACGGTAGCTGTTGGCGCATATACATTTGGTTCAGCTAAAAATCTGATGATTAACGCATTGTTGTCGGCATTGACCCGTAAATCCCACAACAGCATATTTTCCCCGCCTATTGCCGTCATGGGCACATGATCTTTGAAATAAGCGCTGTGCGAATTAAGGACGCGCTCACCGTCAAAGATCATCGGTCGAGGAACTGAAAAAATCAGGTTATATGGATCCGTCTCTGCTGATAGGGCATCAGAAATGTAATGCATGAAATTACTGTGTCTGTTGCCCGTAGAGTCGATTTCGCGTGTAATTTTTACCTTGTCATAAATCTCTTTGATGTAATGTTCGGCTTGTTCAGCAAACTCGTTGAGGACGACAAAAATCTCGCCTTCCATTTCCTCCTTCAGCAAAGCGTCTTGTCTGATTTCTTCTTCGATGGAATCTTCCAGCATTTGCAAATCTTCATCTGAAAATTCACTCTCAAGCATTTGCTCGAATGCATCTAATTGCTCATCTTTTTGCGTCATGTTGCGCCTCTTGAATTAAATGACTCAAATGTACGTTTGACTATGAAAAGGCGCTAAAAACTACGTATTTGTAGCTTCTAGCGCTTTATGCCTTATGCTGCCTTGAGGTTGTCTCCTGAAACCGTTGAAGTACCTTCTTTCTTGGTCACTTCGATGACCAAATCTACCCAGTCCTTTAACCCGCTCTGATGAGAAATGATCAGCACTGTTCCGCGCTCACGAGCCTTTCTGTCCAGCACGACCATAAGTCGTTCTAATCCACTTTCATCGAGCGCATAATCAATTTCATCGGCAATCCATAGATTGATTGGCTTGGTTGCACGGCTCATCACTAAATCTTGAAGGGCAAGAGCTGTAGCCAGACGAACCTTACGTTTTTCTCCGCCTGATAATTTCTTGAATGAAGAACCGCCTGAATCATTTGCAACCGTGATGCTGAATTTCTCCTTCAGCTCACCTTTGGCCGTAGCAGATAGCGTTGACCAAGTTGCATGAATGTTGCCGTCAGACAATGCGCCCAAGTATTCGGATGTGCGGCTATTCAGGAATGGAGTGACGGTATCGAGAATGTGAGCGCGTACACCAGCAGGACCGAAAATATTCACCGCCATATTTGCAAGCTCAACTTTCTCAAGTGCTGAATCTGCGGCTTTCTGCTTGTCTTCTCTGGCTTTAAGGTATTTAACCTTTTTGTCATTCAAGTCTTTTAACTGAGCGACAAATGGACTGACTTCATTAAGCTTCTCGCGAGATTCCGCCTTGATGCGCGCCACAGCCTCTTCTGCGATTTTCTTGCGTTCTTCCGCTAATGACTGGGCTTGTGCATCCTGTTTTAGTTTTTCCAGTTTCGCTTGAAGAGTCGGTAACTGCTTTAACTGATCCTCAAGCTCTGAAATCTCAGCCTCAAGATTTTTCCTTTGTTCATCAATCTCCCTAGCTTTCAGGATGATTTCATTGTTTTGTTTAATTTTGCTTTTAACCAGTGTTTCGCGGGCCTGAATGGCGTCATGCAAATCTTCTGCACAATATTGCTTGCCACATTCATTGCACGGCGTTCCCACTAGTGATTGAGAGTTAGCAATTTCAGCTTTTAACTTTTCGATGTTCTGTTTTTCGACTTTGGCCAAATGGACGCGTGCATTGAAGTCCACGTAAATTTTGCGAAGCTCAAGGCTTTTGGCTGTGTGCTGTTTCTGGATTTCCTTTAACTGTTCAATTTGCTCGTTGATTTGTTCAATTTCTTTGGCAGGGGATTCTAGGTCGAGCTGAGCCTCACATTCACGAATGGTCGCAAGATGCGGTAAGCAAAGTTTAAGATGCTCTTTGGCTCGGTCTTTTTTGGTAATTTCAAAATCTAAAGACTGTTTCTCGACCGTAAGCAGAGATGCCTCAACATTGGCAATGTGAGCGTCAATCAAACTAACCTTATGCAGCGCTTCGCTATGCTCAAGCTTGGCTTCGTTCAAGTTTTTTCGAGCAATGGCATGAGCTGCTTCTAGCACTTCAATCCCAGCAGCTTCCTCGATTAACATTTTTAAGGTCTTATCTGTCATCGATGGAAGGTCAGGCATTCGTTCTTGCCCTGCATAGACGGCTGATGTGAATACGTCTGCTGAGCATCCGACAATGGCATTCACGAGAAGCTGAGTTTCCTTGTCGGTCCCTTTGGTCAGGTTGGTTTCAACGCCAGCTTTATCAACGCTTGAGACAATTAATGCATTCTTGAATTTTTTGCTTTTGCGATAACGAGTAATGTTGTAAAGCTTGCCATCATCTTCGATCTGTAAAGATACACAGCAGTCTTTTTTGGCTGTTTCATTTACAACGTCATCCCCTGTAACATCACGCGCCGTCGTACCGTATAACGCCCAGCAGATACCGTCGACCAGTGATGATTTACCAGCGCCATTTGAATTTGCTGATGTATCGTCATCATTCTTGCCTGTAATTAACAATAAACCGCGATCATCAAGCTCCAAACAAGCTTCTGAAAGGGTTAAGAAATTCTGGAAAGTGGCTTTTAGAATTTTCATTATTCAACGACCTCCATGCGTGCCTTTTCTAAGATTGAGAGACATAATTTGGAAAGGTCGTCTGCCTTGCTCCCAATACCCATTTTGTTCACGAAATCATTGATGGACACTTCGAGAGAAGCACCTGCCTTGATCGAACTCACTTCCTCGCGTTCAACTTCTACGATTTTCTTTTGGGACAGAATCACAACGCCTTTTGCATTGTTATCCATGAGAAATTGACGGATTGTTTCAATGTCAGATTGCTTTGCGCTTGAATTGACCGTACAGCGAACGTAGTTACCAGAAGCCTTGAGTGCCATATCGACTTCGCTCATGCTTCCATCAATCTCGACAAATTGCGGAGCATGAGAGCATCGCCAAGTAACCTTTGAATCGTTCACCAGTAGAAAACCGGCATCGGAATTAACATCCGACCAACTGTTGTGCGTAAGCGCCCCAACTGAGTAAACGCCGTTGCCAAAATCTTTGTGATGATGGTAGTGACCTGCAAATACTCGTTTAAAGCCTTGTGAACCTAACCATGTGGCACTTAAACCATGCGACGGAATGCCAGCAATTACACCATCTACAGGTGCGTGAATCATTAAGGTCCAATCGCTTACGGTTTCAATTGTTCGTAATGGTGAACGAGAAGGCATAGAGTTGATTTGAAGTTTTACTCTTTCAATTTCACTTTTTAGTTCGTTGACATCTTGGAACCACGGAATCATGGCAACGCGTTCATCTAAAAACAAAGACGTCTCGTTGATAATTTCGCAGCCAATGCCTTCTAAAGCTGTAACAGCCGAACCATTACGGTTGGCTTCGCGAAACTCTAAATCGTGGTTGCCTGCAAGAATGCGAACTTTGATTCCCAGCAGTTGTTGAATTACCTTGTAAGTGGCAATAGTGGGATTTAATACTGAAGGACTAATTGAACCGCGCACATGGAATAAATCTCCAGTGTGATACAGGTGCGTTCCACCCATTGCCTTGACTTCTTCTGCCGCTCGCATCGTTTCATTCAGAATGATTTGAAGGCGACTGTTTACATTTTCTGGTGTTGTTTCGCTAAATGCGGACCAGTTGTGGTTATGTGTGTCGGATATGACAGCGTATGGAAAATTGCTCATAAGATACCTTTAATAATAAGCGCTTATTAATAATTACGGACGAACCCCACGCATGATTTTACGAATGCCAGCCACCCAGTTTTTCTCCGCTCTCCAGCATGAAGGGGAGTGTGGTATTGGGTATGAGTAATGTGTATTCGGATCTACTATTACGTTATGGGGACTATTACGCTTTGGTCTTAATGTCCAGCCGTATTGATCTATGAGTTCGTTCGCTAATTTATTAATAACCTTGTTTTTAGACAATTGACGCATAGTAGCTCCAAAGAAGTAGATACTTAAAGATACTGTACGTCAATTGTAGATAAATAAGTAAGGGCTTACTAATAATCAATAGGATTTTTAGCGAATTTTGATTGATTTTGCAATATATTTTGTAGTGTGGGTTGAATTGAAAAGGAAGGCTTCAGTGCGAAGCGTCCGTTGAAATTCCCCTCTAAAGCTAGAAGGAGCGGAATGTTCACCGTACCAGTCTGCGGATCTGGCTATGTAATATAAAAACTTCTTGCCCATCCGATGTGTAACGCCAATATATTTACAGCCTCTGCGCTTTGCTTCCATTAGAGCCATAGAGGGCATTCGCCAAGAACTGTTTTTTATATCCAGCAGTTTCGTCTTCTCACCACGCGCCAAAAGCAAATACATCACGTATTTGCCATCGACGCTGTAAAACGTACCAATTCTTTTGCCATTCACTGTATGCGGTTGACGTTCAATGACCATTACCAAGACCCCAGCACATCCCCATAGAATTTTTGTCGTTCCTGAATACGAAGCTGTTCTTGCAGTTCCTTTTCTTGAGCCAATCTACGTTCAATCTCTACAGCCATTTTCTTTTCACGATCTTCTTGTTTCTTTTTAGCGTTATATTCATGTAATTCGAGTTTTAAGCGGTCTTTTTTGAATCGAATGTAATATCTCTTTAAGGAGTCGTAATTTGTATAGATGTACAGATCAAGACACATATGCACTTCTTTATGAAATGCATTTACAGCTTGATCTGTAGCTAAACCACATTTAATTCTATTCTTGATTGTATTATCTCGAAAACGTATTAATTCAATGATAGCGGTAGGGTGGTTTTCCTCCAGAATTTGCTCAATGGTTTTATCTTTAAAAAGAGGGTTCTCTTGGTATTTACCCGGAAGGAGTGAATTTAGTTTAAATATATTTTTGGAACTCATTCAATTTTCCTCAAATAAATAACAGTCGCTTTTTTACGTGGTGAGTTGAGGACTTGCGGTCCATACATCTTTTGCATGGTCTTGTATAAACGCTCTGCGCTGCGTCCGTCGTCTTGCCCTAACTCGTTATGATTGTTGTGTGCGTGGAGTAGCATCAGCTCTCCAATTTGACCGACAATCACATCCTCTACACATGCTTTGCTGAATATCAGTTTATCTTTTGATGATTGGATATAAACTTCATCGCCTTTGGCCAACCGTTTGGACCATGAAGTACCCAATCTGAAGGTGTTATAAAGTTCGTTATCTAATCCCACAAAAGGTGGTGCGAAATCTAATGCATATTCATGTTTCATGATGGCTAACTGCCTCTATACTTATAGGTTGAACCAAAAGTATAGAGGCGTATTTGTTAGCTGTTAATCAGTTAATTGCGGCAATTACTAACACGCATCGTCACTGTACAAAGCTTCCATTTCATCTTCATTGCTCATCAACGGTGTGACCTCAATGTCATCAGCGCTTGGTGAAATCTTAGGGATTAATGCGCGGAGCTGCTGCAATCCGGTTGGATCTGCTTTCAGTTTGTCGCAAAGCGATTTCAGGTGATATTTCTTACCGTCAGTCCATTCAATGTAAGCGCCCGACTGTTTCAAAATGCCTTTAGCTTTTAAGAACTCAACTAAGTTGTAGTGGCGGTCAAAGAACGCTACGCCATTCTTGTCAAACCACATACGCATAGTGGTTTCTTGGAACGGTTTTGTGAGTTTGGTTTTCACAATTTTAGTTGCAATATCCTGCCCCACAAACTGCTTTTTACCGTTGACCGTTTCCATTAACTTGGTACGGCCAAGAGCAATTCGTACTGATGCGTAATATTCAAAAGAAGAACCGCCTGGTGTGCAGTTATGCACCAAGAAACCGTTGTGCGTATTGCCTGCCAAGAAGTTGTGATTATCCTCAACGGTAATGTCATACATTACCGAGCCTTTATTTTTACTTCCCAAGCGCATTTCTGTCACTTCTGCATAATGCACAACTGATTCATCAACAGGAGCGTCTAATTCGAGCGCTACATAGCGTCCGCGATACTCAATCGGTAACTTGTACTGCATACAGTCTGGCACGTACTGAGCGATCAATTCAGCGATCTTGGCAGTACCTTTTACATCAAAGTCAATACGACCCTGACCGTAACGAATATCATAAGTTAAGCCAAATGATTGATACAGCGATTGACCGATTGCGTCTAATTCATCCTCACAGCCACGCAGTCGCTTAAAGGACAGGTTCAGTGTCTTGCTGCTCTCCTTGTAATTACCATCGTCCATCACTGCAATGGCTAATTGCATAGGTGTCCAGCCATCTTTGAACAGTGTGTGAGGACAGCGGCACAAGTCGTAAAACTTCATCAACTCATGGGTGTAACAGGACTCGTAGCGATGCCCTTTATTGCCCTTGCTAATAGTGATTTCGCGCTTGACGAAGTTTAGGTGGCGTGACAGCAGATCAACCTTCCACTGTGCGTATTCAGGGTTTTCATTGTCCTGAATGATCAGTGCGGCTGTCTGACGTTGCGACGACACGCGCGCCATGTGACTGTCAAAACCGATCAACCCCTTTAAGAACTCAAGCGCTGTTCCTGCAAAGGTGCGTTTGGTGCGAGTAATCACATAGTCGCCTACACGAACGTCGCTAAAATTAATCCAACCTTTGTCTTTCACTTGGACTTTGTGATCATTTGTGCCCGATACCGCAACCATGCCATTGCGCGTTTCAGGACATACAGCGCGGATGTGATACCACTCTTTGTCAGTTCCTTTGATTGAGCCATTGTTGTGCCAACCGATGATGCGTTTTGGCTCAAGCTGACCCGATACTTCATTCCAAGACCATACTTCCTTGCTGATTTTGCCATCAACAATTTGCTTCATGGTTGCGGACGTACCATCGACGAATGGCACCTGAACTTCCGCTCTCAGACAGGTTGGATCACCGAACATCACTCCAATTTTCGTACGCTGTTGGTTCAAATATAAGAACGTTGCATTGTACTTTTCAGCCGTCTGAGCAATTACTTTCAATGACGTACTGGAAGCACGAGCCAGAGCGGTGTTATCGCTCATATTGAATGTGTCGATTTCACGCTTTTTGCCCTTATTGTCATAGTAAACAGATTGAGGAATTGCCGATGCAACCGAGTCAAACACGCAAATGATTGGCGCATCGTCTGGAATTGTTGCTGAATTGCGGATCAACTCAACTGCACGCATTGCTAAAACATTGCCTTCTTCCCAAGTTTCAGGCTTTTTATAAATCCAGAATGGACGCTCCGTCTTTAAGCCTAGATTCTTCGCAAGGTTAATATCAAAGGAACGTTCCCAGTCAAAGAACATGGCAATACCGCCAGCTTCTTGGGCGCGAATCATTAAGTCAGTCGCCTCTGCGGTTTTACCTGATGACGGTGGACCATACATTTCAACAATGCGACCATAAGGAATACCGCCGTCATAGCGTCCAGAAATCGCAAAGTTTAACTCTGGATCGCCAGTATCAAGCCAGTTAGTCACTGTTTGCGTTTCTTCGTTGTCGCCAATTAATTTTTCTAAGTCGTCAGCTAATGCAGATAAATTTGGTTCCATAATCATTGTCCGTTATAAAAAGGTTTCATGAAATTCGGTACGTTTTTGAGAATCGAGCCAAAAGCTAACTCGCCGCATAACTCGGTAAAGTCATCCGGATTGATTTCGCCTTGGATGATTTCGAGGTGTTCTTTTTGAAGAGGGGCAGGACGTAGCAATTGCATAAGTTCTAGGTTTCTCAAGAACAGTCTGCGCCCTTGACCTACATATGCATCCATGTGTGCTTTCAGCGCTTTATTTCGCGCCTTTTCGTTTTGCTCATCCGTTAGTGAGCTGTCTTCCACATAGATGAATTGGCTTTCCCATTCCTCTTTTGTGTATGGGGAATTGCCTGCATAAAGTGATCGCAAAGCTTTTGAAGGTGGCTTTAATCCAGCGTCGCATAGTTTCCAGAACTCATTTACTGAACCGTATTCAGCAAGAATCTTGATTGCGGTCGCTTCACCAATTCCCCCAACACCGCTGATGCAGTCCGAAGAATCGCCTTGTAATGCTTTGCCTTGAAGAAATGCCACAGGTGATTTGAAGCCTGTTTTCTCATAAAAATTAGCCCAATGAATGAAACGGCTTTCATCACGAGGGTCACGCCACGAAACGTTTGGCTTAACTAGCTGTAACCAGTCACGGTCACCGGTAATCAATAAAATACGATTGTTGGGATCGCTTGCGAAACGTTGTACAAGAATGCCAGCAAGATCATCTGCTTCATGTATCGCGCTAGTCATTTGCTTAATGCCCAACGCTTTTAAAGCACGTTTAATAAAAGGGCACTGCGCTTTGTAAGCGTCATGCTCTTGTTGCATTCTTGGATCAGATTTGCGATTGCTCTTGTATGAAGGTTCACGCTCAAAACGCCATTCAGCACGACCGTCCCATAAAACAACCATGCCTGCATGCGGATAGCGTTGTCTTAACTCGCGCATTGTCTTGATAAAGCTAAACACCGCCTGAGTCTGCATTGAGCCTGAATAGAGCTTGATAGCGTGCTGCGCTGCGTAACCGATTGAATTGGCGTCAACGAGAATAATTAGATTTTCCACGTTAATCTCCCCAAAAAGAAAGCCGCAGCTATAGCGGCTTTCTTTCAAGTCATTGATTAGGATTAGCTTGCTTCTTGGTGCGCATCATCTAAGAGCGCTTCCAATTCATCACCCAAATCAATTTCAGTTACATCCAAAGATGAGGTGGTGACATCTTTGTATGAAACATCTGTCACATCACTAGCCAAGGCTGATGATGTGCCAATGGTTCGTTCAGCAGGGACGTGTGTCGGCTCTGCAGGGGCATAAAGTCCAGCAGCGCGTCTAATTGCACCCAACGCAAGGCGTTTTCTCTCTTCGTTTGCTTGTTTGACATAATCGTCAAGGTCAATCATACGTTTGAAAACTTCTGGATCAACGTGAACCTTTTTGGAACCCGGTAATACGTTGTATTTCGTATTAAGACCTGTACCTTCACGGTTGATGGTAACAACTTGATGATCCACAAAAATTGCTTCACCCCAATCGTCCATCATGTCCAGAATTGAGCTAAGTGTTAATTTGCCGACTTGAAGAGCTTTAGGCTGACCGTCATGCTTGCCTGAATCATCAACTTCAAGAACATTGAGCAAATACACAGTTGATGCTTTCGCGTCTTCCAATGTTTTGATCTGTTCGTCAGTTGCATTGGCACCAATTAAACGACCTGCTTCTGCAATGGCATCGCAGATAGGACAGTCTTCATCAAAAGTTTTAGACATACATACATGAACGGTCGTTTCTGGCTTTCCGTCCGTGACTTTTGAATAATCCTTAATGAAGTGCTGTGAGAAGGGTTTGTAGAACTCTTCGTTACGTTCTTGGTTCCAGTCTCCCAGTAAAACGTAATTGTTTTTACCCGGCTTTGGTTTGATGGTAGATTCACGGCTTTTGAGGGCGTCTTTGTTCTTCTTTGCGTTTGCTAAAAGTTTTGCTACGTTCATTGCTTAATGTCCTACTGTCAAAAGGTTTAAATGCTCAATTGCTAGAAGTTCATGCTTTGCACTCAAAATGCCTAATTACTTAGAACTAGAAAAATTTTGAGTGCATTTCATTATAGTAAGCGCTTACTAATAATTTCAGGAATTAAGAAAGATTTCGATTTTTTTTCATGGCATGTTGAGCGGCTTCTCTACCTTGGCTAAAGGTCTGGATATGCTGTTCCTGATATTCATTCATGCGGAGCTGGCCCTGACGTTCCTGACGGCTATAGGCACCCCGTTGAATCAGCATGTCGTTACGGTCGCGTAACGCATAGACGAATCCTTTATGAATATCGGCATACATTTCCGCTTCGATATACAGCTCCTTGGCTTTAATCCAGCGGGAATCTTTACGGACGGCGTTTTCTACCGCCTTTTCGGTGACCTTCTCACCGTTAGCCAAGAAGTGTTTGCGATAAGCCTCATAGAGCAGGGCTTCAAGACTTTCAAACTTCAACTTGACCTTTGCTGCCTGCGCTACAGCACGCGCTGCACGCTCATTCTGATACGCCGCAAGCGATGCTTGAGTTCTCATTGCTACATCAAGCGTGGCGTCTGTAAATTGAATGTCCCTGTTGAATGCTTCTACATCAGGGGCATATTTCAATGAGACGAAGCGCTCAATTTCTTTTTCAGATTTAACCTGTTTATCAGACTGTTTAGGCTCAAAGTTCGGAATGTCCTTCGATTGAAGTTCCACATCATTTGGCAGCTCTTCGCATACTGTGTCCACCGATTCTTCGACCGGCGGGAGGATAGGGCGTTCTTCCGGTTGTGGCATTGGGGTTTGCTCTGCTTCCACTTCCTTCAGCATGTCCTCAACTGATACTGAATCATTAACGATTTCGTGCGGTGTGGCTTCTGGCACTTTAGGCTCAAACGCTTCTTGCAGATCTAGTTCCTGTTCTGCATCAAGCTGTGCCTCTCGCTGCTGTTGATTGATCTGCTCCTGAATCTCTTCGGGTGTTACCTGCGCGGCTCCCTCAATGGATGCTTCAAGTTCAGCGGCAAGCAATTCTTCGTCTTCCAGCAGCTCTTCATCCAATTGAATATCGTCCGCGCTTACAGTTTCAGTCTTAGCCTTTTTCTTTTGCTCTTCCTCTTCAATCAAAAGGTTTTGTTCGTCCAGTTCTGCAAACAACTCGTTTAGCGTTTCGTCGTCGAAGTTATCAACAGTTTCAATTTTTGACATGTTTAATTACTCTCTTAAAAAGTTTATTTAGCGTAATAAGTTGCATTTGGATGTAAACGCAGAGCATAAACATCCAACTGATTAAGAAATTAAGAAATAATGTCAGCAACCTCCTTGAATGCTTTTACAAGTCCTTCCAGCTTTGTAGGGTCAAAATGGCATTGCTGTGGGTTAAGTCCGCAAACAATGGTTGCGTCTAATTTAGGGTTGTAGAAAGTCATGCCTACGAGATCGCTAGGGGATACCTTAACGTCAGGTAATAAGTAGCGAATTGACTGACTTCCAAGGGCAACAATGACTGGCGGTTTAAGAAGCTCGATTTCTTTGGCCAAATGAGGACTACATCCATTGATTTGACCTGTCGTTAAGAACTTGTCTTGTTTTTTGGCTTTGACGAGCGTTGTGTAATAACCGTCCGCAACAGCTAATTCATTTTCTTTAATTGCAGCTTTGACATATTGAGCAGATTCGCCTTCGAGTAGTTTTCCTTTCTTTTCTTCCTCCCAAGTTGGACAGTCCGAAACAACCATAAATCGTATCTTTTTACCCAAACGAATATCAGGATGAACCTGTCCAGCAAGGTCGCAACCGTTACATTGCTTGCAATCGCGCATATGCTCGACCAACGAAGCTCGCAGGAATGGCTCTGAGGTATCTGTGTATCTATCTGCTTTTACAGAATCAATAATTAATCCTGGTAATAGCCTCATTTGGTCCTTTCGTCGTGAGAGGTCTTTCGCTGAAGGCTCACTAGGTTCAATGCTTGCAAACGCCCCAATTGCTCTGAGATTTTCAACGATTGTTTTATTCACTTTCGAGTTTGGTTGAGATGCTGCTTTCTCGAACTCGTCAAAGCTATCAAAACGTTTTTTTGGTGGAACTGAACCATCAGGACCATAGACCGGTGTGGTTTCACCTGTCTTTCTCGACTTCTTGTAGCGAACGACTTTCCAAGCCCGATTCTTCTCTCTCAATTTCACAATCGCTTTGGCAATCGTTTCTGAAATACCTTTGACTGCATTGAAAGGCGCCAAGATTTCAGTATTGGATTTAATCTTATAACGATCGGCTGAATAATTAATATCAGGAGGAAGAATCTCAATGCCGCATTCACGCGCATCTTTCACAAGTCCAGTGAGCTTATCTTCTGTATCAACCACGCTAAGACTTGCGGCAAAGTATTCAGCAGGGTAATGAACGCGAATATATGCGCACCAAACCGAAATGATTGAATACTCCACAGAATGCGACTTGTTAAATTGGTAGTTGGCGTTTGCTTCTGTTTGTTCCCAAATACGCTCGGCAACTGATTCTTCTAAACCATCATTCAAAATATTTAATGATTTAATTTTCATTGGTTAGCGCCTCGATCTTTGAAAATTCTTTCTTGGATTGGTCCACCAACCCATTGCCAGTTCTTACCCAAAACAATGTGACTGACGGCATTGTTAGAAATGCCATATTCTTCCGCGAGCGCTTGTAATGTCACACCATTGTTCCGCTTCTCGCGAATTGCCACTACCTGCTCAGGTTTAAGTTTGTTTGTGTTTACTTTGGTTCCGCGAGCTGTAGTTCCATGTTTTTTCTTGTCTCTATGATTTGCCTTAACGGTATCCCATCGTAAATTAACCAATCTGTTGTCTGTCTTATCTCCATTACCGTGACACGCTTGCATTCCACTTGGTCTTTCTCCGACAAATGCTTCAAGCACCAACTTGTGAATCATTGGACAAATTTGCTTCTGTTTCTTACTTAAAAATACACACAGGTAGCCATCACGATGTTGTTTAGGTTTTAACACTTGCCCTTTTGCTAGACGTTGACCACCATGAGGAACAGCGACCATGCGGTCAAGCGACCGCACACGCCCTAAGTCTGAAACTTCATACAAGCCTTCGTAGTTCTTAATTGCTTTCCAGTTTTCCATTTAAACAACCTGTTTTTAATTCAATTTGATTAATATAAGTGATTGATTTTATGAATAAAAGTATTGAATTTCAGCGCTTTCAGCGAATGCTTCTTCTACCGTTCTCATCACGCCATCAGTGCATTTGAACTTCTCCATTCGATGCACTTTTAACTTTGTGCCATCTTCAAGTTCAACCTCTACAAACCCCGCTTTAGCACCATCAATAAACTTCGGTTTCAATTCAGCCATTTTCTTAAGGTCTTTTTTACCAATCGCTTTTCTGAGGTGATCTGATTCAGCCATTGAGAACCCTGCCAACTTACGAGCAAGCGCCATCGTTTGCTCTTGATACACAACAACGCCATAAGTGTCAGACAGAACAGGTTCAAGGACTTCATGTGCGTAGGTGACTTCTTTTAATCCTTTTCGTAAGTCCACATAGTCATCCAACATGCCTGAATCCATAGGGCCCGGTCTATACAAAGCGGTAACAGCACAAATGTCATCAAAGGTTACAGCGCCACCGTTTGAGATATTCTTCAATAGTTGTTGCATGCCGCTACTTTCTAGCTGAAACACACCTACAGTTTCACCGCGACCCAAAGCTTGCATGGTTTTTTCATCATCAAGTGGAATCTTTAATAGATCCAATTCAATACCATGTCGCTCTTTTACATAGTCACATGCAATGTTTAATACATCTAAGGTGGCAAGACCGAGCAAGTCCATCTTGATCAAGCCCCAATCCTCAACTACACGCTTGTCCCAATTGACGACTGGTGACTTTCCTCTAGTCTCGAGCACGGCTCGATTAACGATAGGTTCGCCTGCAACAACAATACCTGCCGCATGTTGGCCAAACGATTTCATTGTGCCTGCAAGCTTAGTTGCATGCTTCCAGATAACAGGATGTTCATTGCGGAACTTGTCTAGCTCAGGCACAGCGTCCGCAGAAGTATTCAGGTCAAGTGACGTTCCATGTTCTTTAAGCACAAGCTTGGTCGCACTTAATTGCATGTTGTTCAAACCGCTGATACGACCTGTATCACGTAGGGCTGAGGCTGAAGCTAGTGTTGAATAGTTCGAGATACCAGCGACATAATCTTCACCATATTTTTCAACAAGGTAATCAATCACCTTGTAGCGACCGCTTGAAGCGAAGTCCAGATCGGCATCAGGCAAGTCAAGACGTTCAGGATTGATGAAACGTTCGAAGATCAATCCAAAACGTATAGGATCAACGTCCGTGATCCCAAGCAGATAAGCGACTAATGAACCTCCAACAGAACCTCGCCCAGGGCCTACAATCACGCCGTTGTTTTTAGACCACATCACCAAGTCTTCAACGAGCAGGAAGTAGGACTCAAAGCCCATCTTTTTTAATATTGAAAGCTCATAGCCTAAGCGAGATTTATATACTGTATCTAATTCAGCTTTCGTTGGCTTATATCCAAGAATCTCTTTAGAAAAGCGTTTCTTCCAGCCTTCCAAGCATTTCGCGCATAGTGTTTTAAATTCGTCAGTGCTTAGCTTAGGTAGGGAAACTGGCTGCTTCTCAAAAATATATTGGCATTTGTCCACCAGCTCAGAAATATTCTTTAGACCTTCTTTCCAAGCTTCCGCTGAATTGACGCGCTCATATTTAGCCATACGCTGAATAGCAGCTTTTGTATGGTCTAAAATGAATTTTGGCTCTTTAAAACCAAAATCTTTTACGTATTGAATAGGACGATAGTGCAAATCAAGTTGGGTATTGGTTGCGATAGCGCTCAATACATCCAAAGTGTCCGCATCTTCATTCTCAAGATAGTTAAAAGGATAAGTGACAACGGTTTTAATTTTTTCGCGTTCATACGCCAAATAGCCTAAGTAGTTTAAGCGGTCGAACAATGGCGTATTGATCGGACTAAATTCAATATATAAATCATCACCAAATCTCGCTTTTAATACTTTTAAGATTCTTTCGTGATCAGGGTGACTAAACAGACCGTACATATCACCAGTCGTTACGACCACATCTTCCAATTTGCATAGAGCATCCAGATCAGTACGGCTGTGGTAGTAATATTGCTCTTTAGAGTTTGCGTCTGTAAGAAGTTTGAATAAGCCTTTAATGCCTTTTTCGCTTTTTACGTAGACTTTAGGGCAGAACATCAAGTTGCGTTTTTCAGCAATACCAGATGAGGCAGGGGGCTTACGATATTTAGAATCGTCATATACACGCAAACGACAACCAAACACCGGCTTGATATTGGCTTTGGTGGCTTTGTTCGAAAAATCTACCAATGCATGTAAGGACATGTCATCAACGATTGCGACCGATGAATAGCCTAAGCCTTTTGCAGCTTCGACAATTTTGTCTACCGTTAATAATGATTTTCCTATCGAAAAGTCAGATTGCACTGACATTGCGTGGTTTAACATAGAGAATCCTATACAACTAATCTCTTACAGCTATTAAATTAAAAATCATTTGGAAATTAACAATTTGGAAGACTCTTCTTTCGCAATCCCAAAACAGGTCAAAAGAACAAAAGCTAACGACACATGGCTTTGTGCAGTGTTTTCTTTCCAGTTGAGTTCTTCCATAAACGCTTTTTTTAGTTCACTGCGCGTATATCCACCCAAAAGAAGCTTTTCGACGGCAAGACTGAGCCAAACTGGAGTTTTTCCTTTCATGGCATTTTCGTTTTTGGCCAATCCATCCTTAATCTCGGTCACTAAACCGCTCTTAACTAAGGTCAATGCAAACGATTGAGCTTTTACAGGCAGCTTCACGATTAATTCCTGCTGTTCCGGTGTAGGCTCAAAAAAGACTTTCTCTACCTTGGTTGCTCGTTCAACGAGAGTCGGTTTCTTTGGTTGGATCCCACCCGAAGAAAGACTTTTGGCTGCATTCATTTCTTCACGTAAGGCTCTGCGTTTAGCTTCTTGCGCCATCCGAGCTTTTTCATGCTGTTTGAGTAAATCGTTTACATTAACAACCTGCTTGATCGCGTTAAGCGTTTCATATGATTTCTGCTCACAAGCCTCAAATGCCGGGCATCGTTGGCAATATTCGCTATCACGCGAAAAACATGAGATTGAACCAAAACAACCAAAAGCCTTTGCTTCAATAAAATCTATTCTTTCGTTTTCGTTTGATTTCATTTAAAACGCTCTCTTTTGCGCTATATACACTTTTAAAGTGTTGAAATGATTTAGATAGCAACTCGCGTAACGGCTTCTTCAACTTCTTTCACAGCGTCACGAATGAATCGTTTTTCTTTGTTTGTTTCGGCTGTTTTCATGATGCAATTAGCCACAAAACTTAGATTCAATTTGCGACGTCTTGGTCCCCGCGATTCATTTTTCTCAGGCGTATTGAGGGAAAGCTGATATTTGGCTTCTTGTGCCAACAACTCTCTTTCAATGAAATCAGGCGGATTTAAGGTGAATTTGAGTAAAATTTTTGCGAACGGTGAAAGCTGCTGCATTTCTTCTGTAAGAGTCTGCATCAACTCATATGGGCCTAAAATATTTTGGCTCTGGTGATCAACAAAAACGTCATAATCACAGTCATCTTCACCATCACCCATACGATGCAAAATGTCGGACTCGTATTCCGTTCTGTTATCGCCCAAATGGTATTTTTTCAGTAATCTCGATACCATGTTGAGGCAAGCAGTAGTTAAATAAGTCGTTAATTTGCCTTTGCTTTCATCCCAAGTCTGAATCGATACCACGAAAACTTCACAGAAAATGGCATACAGCTCTTCAACGTCAATGCAATAGCCGACTGAGGTAAGTCGGCTAATATTCCGGTGTGCCAAATGACGAAGAAGCTTGTCATGATCTCTGAAAAGCTGATCTTGATTTCTTACCATAGCCCACCCCCAAAAGTGTCCGAATTAACCGAACACTCGTTGAGCCAAGTCTTCCGCAACTTGCTGATCGACTTGAGTGAGCTTGTTAGTAAACGCCAATTTGAGACCGTGCTTGTAATCGTTACGACGCAAGCCAATCATTGCTGCGTTGATTAATGAACGTGGTGAGATGGTGTCGCTGATCTTAGAGTTTGCATATTGCTCGCGTACCAAGTTTGCATAATCCACTAACTTGTCAGCATCCTCTGCGCATAAACCTACACGTTTCTGGATAATCAAGGACTCATCTTCTTTCTTCATGTAGCTCTTATAGATCACTGAGCCAAAACGGTCGTAGTTCGCTGAGTTCTGTAAGTTAGTACCCTGATAAAGACCAGTTTCATCACCTGAACCGTTCGTGTTACCTGTTGCAGCAAAACGGAAGTTTGGATGTGGTTTGATGACACGGTTAGCTGCATCTGCTTCTTTGATATATAAAGGTTTACCTTCTAGTACAGCTTGATATACAGATAAAACGTTTGGTTGCGCGAAATCATATTCGTCAGCCAAATACATCCAGCCATGCTTCATCGCTAAAGCTAATGGCCCAAGCTCAAAGATGGTTTCACCATTTTTAACCGTCCACATACCTACAATGTGAGATTCTTCTGTATTTGAAGTGTGCTGAATACGAACAAGAGGACGGCCAGTTCGAGCTGCGATCTGGTCAAACATTTCTGATTTACCAGCACCTTTGTGTCCCCACACGTAAGGGTTGATGTTTAGCTCCAATGCAATCATGACATCCTTCAGCTCGTTCACGTTCCATACATACGTATCATTAATTTCTGGAATCATTTCCGGGAAGGCAGAGTTCTCAATGCATGAGATTGGAATCGGTTTACCTGAACCACTAAGCGCGCTTTTACCTTTCAGATCAAAGATTTCATGAAATGGTTTAGACACCACAATATCGTTTGGTTTTGCCTCAATATTAGTAAGCGCTAACTTTACATTGTGGTTATTAGTAGACACTGTTGTTTCTTCCTTAGATGTTGAAGTATCTGTTGCTTTTTCTTGTTGCGCCTTTGCTAACTCTGCTTCTTTAGCTCTTTTCAGTTCAGCCTGTTCTTGCATCTTTTTCTGCGCTAAAGGCGACAATAAAGGGCTATCTGGATACTGTTTCTTGTACTCTTCATACGTAGTTTCAGGATGTTTTTCTTTTAAATGCTTAGCAATTACGTGAGTTTTTCCACCACAGATTTCACAGATAATAGGATCGTTAGACATTTATAAGCTCCAAAAACGGATTCGATAATTTATGAAAAAGTATCACTAACTGATATTGAAAGTTTATAAGATTGCATCATAAAAATAAAGTAAGTGCTTACTAATATTTTATAATACCCAAATGATGCAATCTCCACCCAAATTCTAAGCTAACAACATACTGCGTAAACGCGAGATTACAAGGCTAGGTAATTGCTCAACGTCATGAATCACCACATGTTTGTCATAGAATCTACGAACAGAATCATCTTCAATTCCAATACCAATGACGTCTACCTTGCTCTTCTCGATTTTCTTCACCACTTCTTTTAAATGATATTCCAGATCTCGACTGTTACCTCCACCCGCAGGTGAGCCATCAGATAGCACCATCATAATTTTACCTGCTTCCTTACGACCCATTAGACGACGTGCAGCAATTTCTACACATTCGCCATCAATGTTACTCGCCATTAAACCTGAGTGAGGAAGCCATCCAAATCGACGTTTTGTTTCAGTATTAATGCGCTCGTTGTAGCCTTTAATGACAGGCATATAAAGGTTTTCATAGCGTGAATAACTAACGCCATATTTTTTTTCTGCTTCACGAATTTGCTTTAAACGCTTGTGGTAAGTGGCTGAGTCTGTATGAGTAGTAAAGCAGATCACTTCATGAGGAATCTTGAGACGATCCAGAACGTTTGATAGTGCGTAACTCGCAGCAGCGGCAGTATGGATTTTAGAACCGCACATTGAACCTGACATATCGACGACCAAGCTCACAGCAACGTCTTTGGTTTTTGATTCAACGCGCTTACGAAAAATTCGACAATCACCAGTTGAAGCCAGTCGTGCTAAAGATGAACTGTTTAATTTTCCTTGTTTTAATCCATTTTCCCATACAGATTTACTTCGTGCCTGAATTGCCCGCTCCATATCTTTCTGCATAGGACCAACCATTGAAGCTACCTTGTCTTCAAGACGTTTAAACATCTTGTCATCGTAATGAAGTTTAGGAACTTCAAGCGGTTCAATGACATCACCTTCATTGGTAAATACTGCGTATTTAGATTTTTTAACGTCCGCTGCTGTGCGTTGTGCAATCTTCTTGCTTAGTTGCTCACTGTAGTTGTTTTCGGTGTCTTTTAACGAGTCCAGAATTGCGGCCACAAATTCACTACGAGGAGGGGCACTCTTCTTATCGTCACTTTCTAGTGAATGCTTAACTGCATTAGGCCGTTGTTTAGCTTTTCCACCACTACCGCCTTCGCCTTCTTCATCTTCGCCCTCATCGGCACCAACAGCTCCACCTAGAGAACCACCTTCATCATCATCTTCTTCATTCTCATCTTCGCTATTGCCTACACCAGCGCTTTTACCTGGCGATTTTGGCTCTGGTAAGCTGTCGCTATCTTCATCATGCTCGCTGTCAGGGAGTTCTGGCAATTCAGGCTCATCTTTCAGTACCTTATAGATACGCTGAGCCAAATCCATTGTGTCTTTTGTGGACTTTAATTTTTCAATCTCTGGCTTAAAAGGAGTAAGCATGTCCCACACAGGTTTAATATGCTTCATTTTGTCTTTTAAGTAATGTTCAAAGACTTCCTGACCACTTAACGCACGTAACATTGGCAACATTAAATGTTGCGTAATTTCTTCATCAGAAGCTTTTTCCTTTACAAGTTTTTGGTATTTATCGTCAATCAATTCATCAATGAAAAATTGGCTCGCATTTTTCATATTGATATTTGAACCGCGATATTTTTCAGCCATGCAACGTTCTACACGCGCTTCTTCTAACAATGAAGTTAAAGTCTTTACCTCTTCAGATCCTTTTAGCTTGAGAGAAAAATCGGTAAAAAGATACTTCGCTACCTCTTGATCAAGAAAACCTTGAACCGCATCAATCAGCGAATCTGGTGAATTGTCCGGAAGATATGGAAGGTTAATTCGCACAGGTTTGCCTGTCTTTGGATCCTTATGCACACCTGCCTCAATACCTTCTTGCGTTACTGCAATATCAGAGTTAGTCAGTGCTTGGGTAACGACGACAATTGCTTGTCTTAAAATATGTATGCGCTCATTCATTGAAAATTCTCAATCTAAAAAAATCATTATTGGAGGTCTATATACAGACTTGACAGTATATTAATAAGTGCTTACTAATATTAAAAAGCATTATAAAAATATTTATTGAAAAATAAAGAGTGAAATTGGGGAGATTTTGAGTTTTAATAGAGGGTTTATTTTGACCGTGGTCAGCATCAAACCTTGGACACTAACCACAGAGAAGGGTCAAGTGAGGGATTTTTAATTATTTAGGTAGACTCATAAGACTATATAGCTAAGTTTAATAAACAAATTTTCGCCAAGTGCATTGTTAATCACAAGAAAATCACCGCATTCCTCATTTTTTCCTTTAATTACATTAATTTGATTGCCCTCAAAGATCAGTTCAGAACCCTGCTCTGCCAAGAAATCTGCTACGGTTTCAGGTGTAATAACTTCAACACTTTTCGACATTTTTTACTCCTATACTCTAACTATCATACTTTTTTGACAAATAATTGGCTTGAATGAGGCTTATACTTCCTCTTGGTATCAGTCGATACGTTGTCATTATAGTATGATTGTCTGCATCAGCTAACAAATTGCCTGTACTTAAAATGAGCATCTACTCACCTATAGTCTGACCATTAGTTTAACCCAAAAATAAGAAAATATTAATCAATGCTTACTTACTAAATTTTTCCGTTAATTGTGACCGATGTCATGTTATCCAATCCTATACAAATCTGTACTTTTCTTGAACTTGGGTAAATCAGCACTTACTGATATAATTTACCTAAACCGCAAATATTTTAAGTCTATAATGTTGTATCGAGGATACATTCCGACATTATGACTTTATATCTATTAAGAATATTCTAAGGAAAACGTTACTATGAAATCAGCAGCTACTAACACCAAACGCAAACTAACTGTCGCCCAATATCTCGACGCTCAACTAAATGCATCGGATCTGAATCAGTCGCAATTGGCAGAGATCATGGGTATCAATCAAAACATGGTTAGCTTCATTGTTCGCGGTAAAAGCAAATTACCTCTTGAACGTGTGCGCGCTATGGCCGATGCTTTAAAAATCGATGCTAAAGACCTCTTCATGCGCTGCCTAGAGGAATACATGCCTCATCTGCTTGAAGAAATGGAAGCCATGATTGAGCAACCTCTTATTACTGATGCAGAATCGAATTTAATTAAACAAATTCGCGAAGCAAACGCTGGCCATAATTTTGAGTTTTTCAATAACCCAAGACAGAAAGAAGCCTTTGATGCTTTCCTAGAAACACTTAAAGCCAGCTAATCTGTTTTTATTCTTACTGCCCGATCAAGTTCGGGCTTTTTGCTATTCATACCCTTTAAATTACTGTTTTTAAATTTTTCTTTCATAGCTCCTCCTAAACTTGAAAACGTTACAAAATCAAGATTGGTATAGATTACCAATTTAAATCAAACTTTGAAATACCACTCTTAATAGAAAAGTACGTATACGACAGGATATGACGCCCTGCCTTTTTGCACCCCCAAAAAATATAATAAAATGTATCTTTTATTACATTTTTTATTTTTCGACATGTGGTAGACTGTTTTTATATCCTTTCCGTTTTTGGAAAAATGTAATAAAAAATTATTTGGTCGATTTATGGCAAGAACAACAACTGGAAAAGCCCCATATGTGTCAGAAGATGATCTTGAGATTACTTTAGCCACTCAAACGGGCGTAAATGCATTACGGAACAAATGTGTTTTGTATTTCTCACACTTCCTTGGGCTTCGCGCTAAAGAATTATCAATGTTAAAGGTCGGCGATGTTTACGATGTGAAGAAGGGTAAGCTGAAGGATATTATTCGATTGCTCGGTAATATTACTAAAGGCAACCGCTACCGAGAGGTATTCCTGGTCAATCCAATCGCTAGATCACTGGTAGAAGAATACATAACAAAAGAAAGACCAAAGGATCCAGACGCACCTTTATTTTTATCGCAGAAGGGCGGTCCATTCTCACCAAATAGCATGGTGACCATGATTAATAACTGTTATAAGAAGGCTGGTATTCAAGCAACCAGCCATTCCGGTCGACGTTCCTTTGCCACAAGGCTAATAAGAAAGGGCGGTGATATTTATTCAATTCAACAATTGATGGGGCATAGCTCAATCCTGACCACGCAAAAATATTTTGCATCGGATCCGGAATTGCTCCGCAGTATAGCCGAGAAATTAAACGACTAAGCGTATTACCGTATTACCATGTGTGTGTATAGTCATATGATAATACGGTAATACCAATATGTATTTTAAATACTATCTTTATGGTCTTATTTACAACTTAGCATCACGTCTTACAGCGCTTCTAGTTTACAACTTCTATTCAATTCACTAGAATGATTCTGTTTTATAGGCGTTTATGCCAACTTAACTAAGGAAATTTTGATGATTATCGTGTACGCCAATACAAAAGGCGGCGTGAGCAAAACAACTCTTGCCACATCTACTGTGGCCGCGCTGCACCAAAGAGGTAACACTGTTATCGGTATTGACCTAGATGCCAACAAAGGCTCTTTCGAATGGAGCCAAGCACGAGAAGCCGAAAACGAAGTAGAAAACGGTAAATTTTTTCATTTAACAGGCAATATCGAAGACGAAGCTCGTCGCTTAAATGAAGAATATGATTACGTCGTAATTGACACGCCGGGATATGACTCTGCCGAAATGCGCTCGGCTCTTTTAGCTGCGGACGTTATTGTTTCGCCTCTTAAAGTTGGAGCTCAAGATCTCAAAGGGCTTTATACGCTTTTGGATTTAGTTGATTTGATCAATGACACTGTTCGCAAACCGGCTGGCGAGAACCCAATTGTCGTGCATCCTGTTATTACCCAAGCTCCTGCGGCCGATAATTCAGTTGATTTACGCGACACCATTAAAGCACTTGAAGCGATTCAAAACGAAGCCCCACGTCTTCAAACAATTATGCGTTTACGTATGCCATATAGCCGCGCTTATCGAAACAACGTCGGCATTACTGAAATGGAAATGGACGTAAACAATCGAGTTGCAATTAAAGAATTTGAACAGTTACTTGAGGAGATCATTGAAAATGGCAAACGATAAAAATGCACCATTGCCTCAGCGTGCAGCACGCGAAGCTAAAGAGTCTATCTTAAATTCCGCTCCTGTAGCAGCTCAACCTTTAGCGCCAAAAGTTGAAGCTCCGCAAGTAGAAGAACCTGAAGCTGAAGTGGTTGAAGTTCAACAAAAAGCAACTGAAGCGACTAACTTTCTAAACGACGCAGCACCGTGGCGTAAAAAGTCCACAATGTCTGAAGAAGAGTTGATGCTTGCAACCAAGAAGTTTTCAGCAAACCTTCCGATGGAATTATATTTAAGACTCAACTTTATTGTTGCTATTGAGCAGTTAAATAGTCCAAAAAAACTTGACATGACGCAGATTGTGACTAAAGCTCTAATGGAGAGTACAGAAAAGACTCTCAAAAAAATGGGTTACAAGGTCTAAGAAAGCCATTTGAGAAAGTCGCCTTTGGGCGGCTTTTTTATGCAAAGAAAAGGCCCTGAGATAATCAGGGCCTTGTAAGACTACAGATGCAGAATGAATTATAGGAGTAAGTTCAATATTTTAATGTATTTTTGAGAAATGATTAATAGTAAATACTAAATAATAATAGAATTGCCAAAATAGTCCTAGAATAGTGTATTTTTCTGGATGCGCCCGCTTCTGAGCCAAAAATCTTTATTGGCTCTGACAAATTCATCTTCTGTAAAAATGCGGTTTACCCACCAAGAAAAGAAGTTGTAGTCATCCGCTTCGAGTTGTATAACCGCATTATACGCAGGAGGCACATGCACCGTGATTGTTGTGCCCCTGTCGTCATATCTTATGCGAACAATTGGTGACGTTTCTAAGTCAGTTTTAGCGCTTATTTCAACGATAATAGCGTTATCTCGATGATTTTGAATCATCGAGTATTCAGCTTTAAATACGTTCAAATACGCGGTAGCAAGTTGTCTTGCGGCAGCGAGTACGTCTAATCTGATCTGAAGCATTCGAGTCACCACAGGCTCATTGTTCAGATCTATTTTTAACATTTATTAGATGATTTCTATAGATACATTACAAAATCAACGTCAATTTCATCCGTAATCAATCGTGAATATCCAGACAACAATTCACGCCATGTTTTGCCGAAAGCACGATAAACTTCAGACTCTAAGTCATCCAGTGGGACATGTTGGCCATTCTCAACTTTCCAAAAAGCATTGATCGTTCTTGAGCTAGGAATTAATGAATTAATAATACTTGTGGCCAAAGCCGTGTTTGGACAAACCTTAATCGCCTGCTGGTATGACATGGTTTCTATCTGAAAAGAAGAATAGTGCGTTTCCATTCCGAACAAAAAGGCATGTTGATAGGTCTGACTTAATTTTTGCAAACCTTCTTTTAATTCGCTTGTGAGTAAAAAGTTTTCGTTTGGTTCGACATAATCACGCAAAGGTGACGTTAAAACATTTTCTAACTCTGCAAACTGCACCTGACGCACTAAATAATTAATATCTCGGTCTATATCTACATCGGGATAGTCTGATTTAATAATTTTTCGGAAAGCTAAGAATTGAGCCGGAATAACCGTATCAACCTCTGCCGTCCACATATCTGTTTTAGAAATTAATGAATTTTCAAGTCTTGGCAAAACACCAGGAACATCTTTTAAAAGCATGAAAAAACTCCATGTGCCTACATGGAGTTTAGTATAGTTAGACAGTGCTGAAAAACTTGGAATTATTTGCTTAGGCTAATCAAACTGCCTTTGCCTTTTCGGTTTGATCAAATGGTTTTTTCATCACATGCTGCATGATGATGTCCGTCACATGCTTTAAATCGGATGCTGTATTAAACGACGCAAAAACCATATCACAAGAGCCGTCAGTGGTTGATGATTTAAGCCAGTTTTGCTCAACTTCCAACATAGACGCCATACGGTCAGTTAAATCTGTTAATTCATTAGCGCTCGCCATTTGAATGCGATTCATAAACCGTTCAGCTTGTATTACCGAGCTTATGTCAAGGTAGATCGACAAATATCGCATTTGATTACCTTGAAGATATTTTACAAGCTTACGACGACCGACGGGTTCAATCACTATCAAAGAGTCAAACGGCGCATCTATTGCTTGAATGATCTCTTTCTTGCGCACACCGTACATGACGCCACCATGCACGTTAAACTCAATAAACTCGTCTTTGTTAATGGCATCGCTGAATTGCTCTTTGGCCAAGAAGTGGTAATGGACACCATTTTTCTCGCCTTCACGCGGTTGTCGAGTTGTGCAAGTTACGATTCGCCCAAAACCGCCATTCTCAATAAGGTGTTTCGCGAGAGTCGATTTCCCCGAACATGTTTTTCCTGAAATTATTAAAATCATTTTATTCACCTTTTAATCGCGGTCTAGGCATTTCCAGCCTCTAAAGTTTAAATTTGAATAAGGCGCACAGTCGCCCCAAGCGTAATATTCATATTCAGGGCCAGTAGAGCGCTTTTTCTTTGCCGCCGAGCTGCTTACATATGATGTGCGAGCGGGTGTCGTTGGCTTCGTTACTACTGGCTTGCTAACGGTCGGCTTATAGCTTGTTCTCACTGGCGTTGTAGATATTGAGCGAATTGCCGAAGGGCGTGAAACCGAAACAGATCGCGCAGAAGATACCGACGCACGGGCAGAAACTGCCGCGTGTGCCGATGGTGCAAAAGTAGCTATGCTTGCCGCTGTTAAGATTGCAGCCGCAACAACTAACAACGCTGATTTATGCTTACCTTGTATTTTTCGCATTGTATTTAACCTACCTGTACGTTTTTAATCGCGTTATCAAATTGCTCATAAATGCGCGCTAGATCGTCTGCAACCGTTTTGTCTAAGCGATAACAGTCTTCAACCATGCGTGGCAAAAACAACGAATAATTAGGACTGCTCGCTGAAGGTTTTAGAATCGTGTTCGAACGCACAGTAATGATTCGACCAATCCAGTCTTCCGGGTTTGCGTCCAATTCGTCACGTAATTTTTCATTTTTAACGGCGACGTCGACAATTAATTGACCGCACGCTGACTTGCAACTTAATGCCCCTGCCCTTCCTTCATTTTTCGATCCAGCCTTGCCTTCATTGATACCCACGACTTCTAACTCACAGTCAGCCTCAAGCTTTAATTTGATTTGTTCTTTACTTGTGCCGTCTTTCCAAATTGCTGTTGAGTTTTTAATAACCGTGCCTTCTTTTCCTAATAGCAGCTTCTCTTCACAGTGCTTATATGCTTCGCTTAGGCTATTTACAATACGGGTCTCGATGATGCGAATGTATTTACCGCCCTTAACCATGTTAAACAGTGCGCGAAAACGATTAGCGTATGGCGCCTTAAATACCCCTTTTGGCACTACCGCCTCAAAAGGGATGAAATCCCACACTTTATAAATTGGACGCTCATTCTCGGCAAATTTACCGCCCTTCAAGACGCTATTAAGAATGCCATTGCCAATCTCTCGTGGAAGCTCTACACCATCACGCTCGACAAGTAGCTCGCCGTGATACTGGAAGTTAGGCTGAAGTAAAAGCTCCGCTTCTTCTACGATGTCTTTAAACTCATCCATAGGGAATTGAGAGCCTTGACGAGAGACAAATGAAAGTAGTTCATTTGCACGTTTATTTCCGTTCGCGTACATGCCGTCTGCTTTCTCTTGTGAGAAAACGCCTTTGCCCCATGTCCACGTATCAAATTTTGCATCTTTAGGCAAAGAACAACGTTGATATGGAAATTCAGGAATTAAGCCTTTGCATGCTTTATTGATTGTTGATTCACTAAAGCCTGCGCGTAAGTCTTTACGCAAAATTCGAATAAATAGATCGCCTGACTTTTCGCTCAATTGAGCCAGCTGACAACGAACCGCTTCGCGAGCTGCATTGCCTGTAAGTTCACGTTTTTCTAGTGCGTATATGATTTCTAAAGTATCCGCTTCGTCAAACCATAGCTCACCAGTGCCCTTTGCATCTTTATCCGGGAGAATACCAAATATGCGGAATGGGTTATAAGCAAGTGAACACACTTCTTTAAATAAAGGATTGCTTATGTAGTGGCTCACCATTTCCAGTTTTTTATTTTTAGAACTCTCTTGAGCTATTTCATTGAGCGCCTGACACACAAGGTCGCTATTGAATGTTTGTGTTAAGACTGGCTCCAAAGTTGCCATTTGTTACTCCAATTTTTACATTGGCCCGTTATAAACGGGCCAGATAATCACGCTCAATGCGCTCTATATTTGAAACTCTTTGCTGAGCTATCAGCTCAACGCCACTTGCTAAATCAGCAACCATTGCTCTGATTTGCTCATCGTCTAAATGCTTCGCCGCAGCAAAGTTACCCAACTCATCACCCATCAATTTTTTAAGGGCGTTAATGATGTCTTTTCGTGTTGCGCCTTTAGTTCGCTTAACCTCAGCAACTTGGCAACTTAATATTTGATATAAATCAGTCATAAATTACCTACCACTAATACTCAAACACTTAATTGTTGTCGCTTTGCTTTGGCAATATCTATTAATGACATACCTTTTTTAACAGTCAGTACTGACTGATCTTTATGTGATGATAAAGGTTTCTCAGTGGAATTTAAAGCGGATTGTTGATTTTCCGACTTCATTTCCTTAGCAATGCGACTATTTATGGCGTCTGCAATCGAACCAACTTCGAATGTATTTACTGGCTCTGACGGCGTAAGAGTTGGCTTTTTAATGTCGTTTTTAATTACGATATCGGAAATTTTAATACCGTATTGAGCTGCGTTGTGACGCACGTTCTGGCGCATCTTAACTCGGTTGATGTAGTAGATCGCTGCACCATTCCGCTTCTCTTCTTGGCGCATAGTCAACGCCTGACAAACTTTATTGCATATTGCAGCTGAGCAACCAGACTCAACAGATGGAAGCAATTTACCCGCCTCTATCTCGCGTATGCGATTTAAGCACGAAGCATAAGCTGGGCGATAACCAGAAGCGCCACAATATTCAAGGTAAAAAGCATTGTCCCCTTGAGCAGAAGCTTCAACAGGGTAAATTGCTGTATCGACGAATGGCACTATTTCTATACGATTATTCATTGAATACTCATTGTTTGTTTCGGTATGGTCATTTTATTAAGCGACAGTAGGGGTTTAAATAGATGCGGTTTGATAGCCATAATTAACTCCAACTACCCCAAACCAAACTCTTGCCTTCCGTCTCATATCTTGAGCTTGCTTTTGACACCAAGATTCTTATCTTGGCTTCAGTCAAAAACTTGCCGATTCGTTGAACAATGTCCTCAGTCGATAGCATTGAGTTGTTTTTAAATGCAGATAGTCCAAACTGAATTGCTTTGGAGCCTGCAAATTTTTCGTCTTTTCCTAATTTTTCCACCTCAAGCGCAATGTGATTTATCCCCTCATTAATGCGGCAGACAAAACTATTGTCTGTGATCTTGAATTTGCCATTTGCTTTCTGATTGACAATAAAATCAAAAACCACACATTTGTTAGGGTCGTCACCGACGCTAACAAGATGGATGGATCTAGTTGTAGAAAAGTCATGGCTCATGTATGAACCGCCAGTTTTAAGCCTGATCATGACCACGCACCCCACTTGGAGCCATAGCTTTCTTGGATACGTTTCGCTTCTGATGCTTTTGATACTGGCACAGTCGGCATTGCGTATTGGTCATCCATAACCCCAAAAAGGTATTCAAGGTAGTCATCTGCCAAAAATTGACTTAATGTCGCCTTCATTATTCTGTTTGCGTTAAATTCGATCATATGTGGTCTTCTCACCACAATTTCGTGTGCGCAAAGGTCTCTAAATTTTCCAAATAGCGTGTTTGCCAATTTGCGTTCTTCAGGCGTGTGTGAGGTGTAGCCTTTTGATTTTTTCTCATCAATCACTTTTGAAAGATGCTCTTTGGCTGAGCGCGCATCCTTAAAAAGATAAACCACTTCTTGAAACCGCCCGGATAACTTCCCGTAATATCCTCTAACCCAACCCGCGCCAGTTTGGGTGTTATACGCATGGATAAGCATATAATCTTTGCCGCCCGAACTTGAGTCACAGATCATGTATTCAACCATTTCGATTTTAAGGGTCATTTGATCGCTTCCTATCTTGTAGTTACATCGCCAGAAAGGGTTTCAATATCGCCCTTGATCACACGCGCTCGAACATCGCCAGTAACGGTCTCAATATCACCAGTAACGTCGCCACAAGTCACGTTGCCCGATACTGTGCTAATGTCGCCCACATTGCCTTCAATTCTGACATTTCCACTTGTAGTATCCACTGAATCACAATCGCCATTTATCACAACTTCAATTTTTGGCGAAAGGCCCTGAACGCAACCTCCATCAATGAAAATGCCATCGTCTTGAATGACCACGTTTGAGCCGTGATAACTTTTACCATTGATCTTTATTTCAGATGGCTTTCTGTTAAATAATTTAAGAAACCTTTGAATCATTTTTTGACTCCATATTGTAGCTTGAGAGTTACCGCGCTCATTTCATTGACGACAATTGCCGATCTGTAGAGTGAGCGCACCATTTCTGGTGGAATTTCATTAGGGTCTTTGCCGGGAGGGAGGATGGCTATTCGTACAGTGATGCCACATTTACGAACCATTAGAGCTGCTTCGATTGCATCTTGAATTGCTCGTCGCTCTCCATCCCACATAAAGGTCAAGCGTTGCAAACCAGCCTCTTTGAGCTTTAACAGTTCTGCGAATTGTGTTTCTTCATCGCCGTATGAAAGGTGTTTACCGAACGAACCAATGACACCGACATTGCAAAGTGCGTCATCTTCTGAAAAGGCTTGATGTATAGCCATGACGTCAAAAGCGCCTTCACCCATCGCAATATCTACGCATCCATACGCGTTATTACCGTTGTAAAGAAAGGCAGCTGTAGACGCATAACCTGAAGGAAAAAGATATTTCTTCTCAGCTAAGCCTGTAATGTCACGCCCTTGATACGAAACTAATTTTCCATTCAGATCTCGAACGGGAATGATGATGCGGTTATCAAAACTTTGGCGCTTCTTCTGACCGAATGAATCGATGTAAGAAAAAGAACCCTGCTGACAAAAACGCAGACCAAAAGCTTTAGCCGTCTCGATGCTAATGCCTCGATCAGCTAAATACTTCAAATTGTGAAGCTTTGAGTCTTTACCGAGAATGGGCAACTCAAACGAAGCTGGAAAGTGCAGATTTCCCAACTTTGGTCGCTGGACTTCTTGTTTATGCTTCGGTTGCCAACCCTGCTCCCTTGCAACGACCTTGATGTGTTCTGCAATTTCTTTATTGGTTAAATTGCCAAGCTCAGCTTTAATAAATGACCATTTAGAGAATTTAGCCTCACAGTCACCATGAAAGCAGTTGCCCAAACCTGTCGTGGCCCCAATGTAGACCTTCCAATTCGCGTTACCGCAAACAGGACATTCCTTCAAGTTCAGCTGCACACCATTTCGACCACGAGTAACTTTATACTCAACGCCTTCACGATTTAGCCAATACTCAATATCAATGTGGTCGAGTATTTCGCCAAAATCTTCTTTTGACGGTTGGCCACTCATAATTTCACCCTTAAAAAATCACATAAGTAAATGTTAATGAATAAAAATAGGGGTTACTTGAACCCCTATCTGGCAATGTCAGTTATGACTCAAAGATCAAACTTAGCGCCCCGCCACAACCGCAATGCCTAGCATGACCTGCACAAAGATGAGCCAGATTTCAGTGATCTTTTTTGACTTTCGCATTTAGTCCACCCTTAAAATTCTCTCGATGAACTTCATACGAGATAAGTCTTGCTTAATAACGATTGTGAAACCTGCTTCTTGGTTACGTGATGCAGCAAAATACAACCGCGCTTCACCGTTTTGACGCTCTTCTTCGGTTTTGTTAATCGAAATCATCAAATCCACGATACGCACTTTGTTAAAGTCGTCTGCTACGTGTTCTGCTTTGGCTACCGTTTGTTTACTACCATCACGATTCGATTGAGTCGCGGTTAGAACAGCGGCATTTTCTTCAAAGGCGATTGCACGAAGATCCACCCAGACTTGCTTTGAGTTTTCGATTGGGTCTGATGTGCGGTAATTCGGCGCCATAATGTCTGCATAATCGACTACGATTAAATCGAAAGTTATTGGCGGTCGAATTGTTCCATCCGGGTTACGAGCTGCACGCTTGTAAGACTGAATGAGATTTCGCAACTGATTGCCAGTCAATGTTCCTGATGCGTATTCATGAATACGCAATTGACCAGATTCTTTAGCGAGCTTCTGAATTTGTTGCGCAACATCATTGGCTTTCACGCCAAGCTCTTTCATCATGGTGTCTGTAAGCGACGCATCAAAACGATCCGCAATGATATTTGCGCCCACTTCTAAGGTTGCGTACAAAACGTTAAAACCTAACCATGAGGCAATTCGAGCAAAGTGAATTAAAGCTGTAGTTTTACCTGACTTTGGCCCACCCAAGAACGCATATAACTCTTTGCGCCCCCATCCTCGATGATATAAAAGCCCATCTAAACGAGGGTCGCCCGTCGATATACCCTGTGGAGGAAGAACGCCACTCACCTTCTCTATGCGCTCAACGGTACGTTGCTGGATGCGATCATGAGCAAAGAAGTCATAACCCGCGCCATCTTCATTAATACCGACAGCAAGCGCTTCTTCAATGACAGGGTGAATCGCTTCGACTTTACCTTTGTTAAGTAGATCGACCGCCTTCAAAATTGCAGTTTTCATCGCGAATGTGCGAGCAAAATCCACCAATTTTTCTTCGACAAATTGACGGTTAGATAAGTCTGCTAACTGAACGTCTTTAGCTGCTTGAATAACAAGTGGCGTCAACTCTCTACGAATGGCCCGCTTCGTTATTCTTTCTTTCAGCTGAGCGATTAAAGAAGCGTTATCTGGAGCGCAGTTGTATTTTTGAAAGTGGTCTAATGCGACCGCAACCAACTGTCCTAGCCCTTCGTTTACGAAAAACTCAGGTTTTAACATCATGGCTGATCGACGCAAAAATTCACTATCACGCAAAGAAAGCGCTGCTATCTTCAACTGAAAAGCATCGTCAAACTCAAATTGATCTGTTACTGGCTGTTGTGCTGTGGCGGGCTGAGCCGCCGCAGTACTTTGAACTGACATAGTTACACCTTAGCTTGGTCTTGGTGCAGTTGTCACCGCAGTAATCGGTGAGAACATTACCAAATTGTGTTTAAAAATCACTCGCACAGTGTAGGTTTTGCCGTCTTCATTCGGACACTCAAGCGAAATCGTTTCTTCATCTGAGGTTCGAATGGTTCCCGTGTACGTCATGCCATTGGTCAACGTCACTTCGATTGGACTTTGAGTCTCTTGTAAGTTGAACAAATATTTACGATGACCAGATAAGAAAGTTTTTTTGCTCTCTGTCTGATCATTACTAAAGATTCCCTTTCTCCACTCTTTTTGATCACGGAAACCATGACGCAATGTACCTTTTGGATGGTTGTAAGGGTGACGAAACTCTAAAGTGTCAGTAACCACAGGCGGCATAGCGGAGTTACCTACCGCAAATCGCTCTTTTATGTATGGGTTTGGCACTTTCTGATCAATCGCTTGCCCGAATTCCTCATCAGGTTCGTTTTGCATCATCATACGACCATATTGTGCTTGAGAAATCATCTCATCCTGAGTATTCCAACCTTGAATCATATATAGTTCCTTCTATATTAAATACCCAATTAGTATAGTCAGTACTGACTGACTATTAAAAGAAATATTTAAATGAATTTAGCTTCATTGATCGCCTCCTGAACAATGTCAAGATCAAACTCAGCAATGACCCTCTCGATTCTCAAGCACTCTTTCTCATAAAGACAATAAGACAAAGCATATTGAGGTAAACGTTTACGCTTAATTTGCTTAATCAAATAGTCCTCATAATCACGTTGAACTACACTGTTTGAGTAGTTTGCGACGTTGAAGTAGGGGCTACAAGCGTATTGAGTTACCGCCTCACATGTTTCCAACCAGTCTGCATACACTTTTTCGAACAGCTCTTCATTTTTAAGCATTGATGGGCGTGGTGGCATAATTCGACCGTTATAGATCATCTTATGCAAATGCTTCATTGCACTTGTAAAAAAGAACTCATATCTCATGCCGCAAGCATCTACCATTTGTCTTAAACGCCAAATTGTATTTCGCTCTTGAGTTGAGTCGAGAAAATCAACGTACTTACGCATTGGCTTTACAAAGTCTGCCTGCTCGCAGTTGATGTTTTGACGCCAAAAGTTTTTGTAAGCTTCGCTGTACAAGTGGAAAAAATAATAAGTGGCCATAAGTGGGTGCATGATTCTGTAATCAAACCACTTCTTATTCATCAGCTCTGTTTCAACTTTGAGATCCGCACGTTTAATGTTGCTTATAGTGAGGATTTCATAATGCTCAAATCGGAGATTGCCGTACAAGAACGGCGGCAGGAAGTTTAGAAACTTCGACTTGGGTGAACTTGGGTGCATCCGTGTGAATCACTATTAATAAATATTAACTAAGAGAGATTATATAATTAATATAGTGATCGCGGTATTCATTCCCAAGTGCCCAAGTCGCGGAATACAAATGTTGCCAGCGGTATTAAAATGGCAACTCTGGGTCGTCGTCATTGTTCGGTAGCAATTTGCTTGGATCTCCGCCGCCTTCGTTATCGTCCTCAAGTTCTTCTTGCTCAGGCTGTTCACCTTCAGGCAGCGCTTTCAATTTATGACTAAAAGAATAGCCGATAGTTGCTCTCTTTTCCCCTCTTACAACTTCAAAGTCCATTTCAATATTAGTTTTACTTGTGACTTCTTTGACGGACTTTTTAATTACTTGAGCTGTGAAAAACTTTAACTCTTTTGGGTCGGAATATTCATTGTCTGGCACGCCTAAGAAGTTTTTCATATAGCTAACTGTCAAGTCTGGCGTTTTGCCGCTTTTGCGCCACATCATCATTAGTTCATACATCCTAATCGAATGCATGGATGACAACCGACCAATATGTCGTAGGTTGTAATAAGTAAAACTTTTGCGAACATTCGCCAGCAAAGGAAGTACTGTTGTAGAAAATAGAATTTCAACACATTTTAACTCGTCGTTATAACGAGCGTCTTGTACCCAGTTAATACCACCTACCCAACGGCCGGGGTCTGATTCTGTTTTAAGTCTTTTGTATTTCAACTTGGCATTAAGTAAATCATCGGGCGCATCTTTAATTGCTTTATACGAACCCGACATGTCCGAACTTGAGCCATATAAATTGTGATAATCATGCGCTGTAATGCGAATGTAAGTATTCTCGCCAGACTTTAGCATGTTTTCTAAGAACTTGTCCGTACCGGCTAATAATATAAGTCTATAAGCGATGACTGATACATTAAAAAAATGAGCCTGTGTTAAGTTATTGTGTTTCTTAACTTTTGGATTGCTTTTAACAATAGAGGACATATATTCCCTAACTTCCAATGATCACCAAGTACTGATGAAAAACTTAACTACCGAAATATTTTGTTTTGGCGTCATTAAGCCTACATTTGATAGTAATAAGTGTCAAAACCAATTTTTTAAGACTCAATCAGCTAAATATTAACCAACTTACCCACAAAAACTGTGGATAACCATGTTGATAACCACTGTATTTGGTGGAAAAAATGACTACCAAACTTTGGAATTTTTAACTACCGAAATTGGAATTTTTAACTACCGAAAATTTAAAAAACGGAATTTTTAACTACCGAAAACGGAAATAGTAACTACCGAAAACAAGCTGAAACCTTTGCTACAAAAAGCTTTGAGGCATGTTCTATAAGTTATTATAAAATACCTACGGTATAGTATATAAACACTAGACGGTGTTTGATCATATGCAGGCATGTGATCTTATGAATAAATTTAAAATTTGAATTTAAATTTATTATTATAAAAAATTC